GTCGATCATGTTTTGGGCCATTGGCGAATTAGCCAAAGCGTTGCCCATGTTAAAACCACCGTTGGGGTTTTGTAGCAAATTACCAAACGCAGCTATGCGTGTGCCATAGTCTTTAGTGGCATCGTAGTTGTTGGCAGCTCCACCCATTGTGTTTTGCACTTGGCCCAACACGTTGTTTGCTAACGAACCTGCTTGGTCGTAATAAGCTTGGTTCATCGGGTCGAGACCGGCGTAGGTTTGCCCGCCGTAGACCGGATTTTGCATAAAGTTCTGTATTTGGCCGCCAAGATAATTTTGTATTGGACCTAGTGCATTTTTATATTGGTCGAAAGCAGCTTGCGCAATTGGGTCGGTTGCCTGTGTAACCTTAGTTTTGCCGCCGAATAAGCTTCCCATTATTTATTTCTCCATACCCATAGTTCTTTGCCGTCTTCGAGTGTTTCTTGGTAGGCAAAGCCAAAGATTTTGATAAATTTTTTGTGTTTCTTGTCTTTGGGATCGTGCAAAGCATGGATCGGTCCGCCGTGAGCGGTAGTAACTAAATGCCATCCTGATTGTAGCATTTGTTTGACAAGTTTCGACCATTTAGTGTGAACGACACAGTGTGCAAAAGTGCCTTTGCCGACAAAATGTTCAAAATATATTGTGTAGCACCATCGCTGAGCTACAGGGACTTTGAATGTGTGCATTACAAGCCTCCTGCAGTTAACCTCGCATCTATTTCGTCTAGAATTTCGTTAATGCGTGACAGCGAAAGTTCGATTTTTTTGAGCTCTTCGTCGATATAAAAGACAAGAGCATCTGGATCGCCTGGTGGGACCTGACGAACGTATGGTTCTTTATTAGTTGTGTAAGACATTAGCGCCCCGAAATTACTTCAAGATCAAAATCTGCTGCACTAAATGAAAAATATTCGCCTATTGGCTCTTCTATTCGGTAGGCTAGCAGACGCCCTGCAGCTTTACTGTCAACTTTGTGATCTGCGTTTGGCACAAAGCTGTAATTTGTCACGTAAGTTGGGCTGTCGTCATAAGGATAGTCTGTAAAACCTAGCCTTATTGTTAGAGGCGCAGTACCTGAAAGCGTAATAAGCTGAGGTATTAGCGACACAAGCTGTTTGTACGATCTAATTGGTGCTTGTGTTTCGTCTAAATCTAATCCACGTCGTTCAACAAAGGCTGTTCGCAGTGTTTCAGAGTCAGCTGTGGTGTTCATCAAGCCTGTAACTAGCATGTCGTTGGCGTAGACACGGCCAGCAGTAATGCCATTGGCGTCATCTCGTGCACTTACAAAAGCAGAAATTCTAGGACTTGTGTCTTGGAAACTGTTGTAAGTGTTAGAAGTAAGCGTGTAGTTTGACGACTGTGTATTATAGGTTGTGTTAGACAACGATACGTTTGATACCGCTGCACCTACAGCGTTTGGCAAGTCTACAAACGACCATGTTTTAGTCTTTAAATTGTAAACTGCTGCACGGTTGCAATAGTTGGTGTTAGTGAAACCAACTGTTGACTCGTCTGACACATAACAAAAGTAAACAAGATCGTGAATCTCGTCCAAATGGACAAAGAACTTTTCTTTTGAGTCACGGTTCATGTCTCGATAAATGCGATCTTTAACACGGCCAATGGCTATTGACTGCGACGTAATACCATTGTGCATGTAGATGTCCGTGTCACCGAACACATAGTGCTCTTTACCGGTACTAACCACGCAGTTTTGGTTGATAACGCCGTCTCTATCCGAAAACTTTCTAAACGAGAAAACGAACTCAGAACCTGTAAATTCCATAATTGCTGACTCTGTAGTCGAATAAATTATGAATGCGTTGTTTAGCGGAAGGCCATCTACAATTGGTGTCTTAAAGTTTGCAAGTATTGTTGAGCCAGCGCTGTTAGATGAACTAGGAGTCCAAACGACGCCAGAAGCTGGATCTGCACGATATTGAATCACGTCAGTCCACTTGACCATTGTGTCGTAAACGATACCGCTTTGTGTGACATTGAGCGCAATAATAAAGTCTTTGAAACCACGCATGCTTGCAGCGCGATCAGCAGAAGGCCAGTCACCAACCGACATCAAACTATAATCTGATGCAGATACAGCGTCACGAATATATGGCTCTGTGGTCTTTCGGCATATTACAGACAAACCTGCAACTTCTGTGTGAGTATATGGTGTGTAGTCAGACCCTGACGTAATGGCGCCTGATGGAGTTACATCATCAGCAACACCATTATTATAAGTCACAACTGTGTTGTCGTGGTGCGCTACGCCTAGTACAGCACTGTCGTTAGGGTCGTTATAGTTAAATGCAGTGATAAGACCTGTTTCTTGAGCTACCTGAGCATTTTGGTTAAACAAGAATTTAAACACAGGCGCACGCATTACGCGGTTTTCATTGAAGACAACATTTGTTGCGTCATTAAATGCGTTAGGTGGTAAATCGTGTGGGTCTACGTCGGTTACAACACCATGTTGGCCTACGTTTCGTAACGGCATATTTACCATGACTTACACCTTTATTTGAAATCTAATAGCTGCTGCCTGTTTAAGTCGTTGGCTTTGACCATTTCATTTCTGAAGCTTTCCACTGCAGCACCAGTTGATCTTGACTGCTGCGCATTTTCTATAAGCAAAATAGGCATCCAAGCCATAGCACAACCCCACTCTTCTGTAGGTTCACCGGTGTTTGGATTTGTTCCTTGAAGCTTCATGAACCACGAGCAATCAAATTGTCTGCAAGGGTTAAAGCTGTCTAAAGGACAATTTTGTTTTACTTCTAATTTCATGATTAGTCCTTAGAGCAGATAATCACGTCGACGTACTGAACGGACATGTCAATGTTTGACCCTGTAAATGTACTAGCGACAGCGAGAGATCCTGCGCCGTGTGCGTGTGCTTGATTACCACCTTGGATACGGTATGTAATCCAGTCCACGTGGTGCGCTTGGTAGTTAAAGTTCGCGTAGTTATCTGACAGCGAACCGCCGGGTGTGTTTGGTTTGAAGTACCAGTTGTTCGGCAATTGTGCGTTAGTCAACGTTGTACCACCGACACTACCTGAAACTGTATTGGCAATTGTACCTGCTACTGATTGAGCAGCAAAAGCGCTGGTGAACGCTACAGAGCCGCCTGTAGACGCGGTACCTGATACGACACGTAAAGCTTTGTCGTCTTCTGTTGTAATCTTAGTCCAGCCAGTTGGTGCTGCTGTCTGTTGAAACAGCATACGGGTCCCAGCAGGAATAGTGTCGATTGCTTCGAGTGCAGCAATGCGAGCATCGAAGCCATTTAGTGTGGTTTCGTCGACAGTAATTGCGCCAGTAACGTTTGGAAAAGTAGCAAGAAGTGTTGCTTTGATTAGGCGTAGGTGATCGTCTGCTTGCGCTACGGTGTCCGTGGCCGTTGGGTTTGTAGATACTAAACTATCTATATAAGTACCTGATTCTAATGCCATTTCTGGAACTCCGTAAATTTTGTTGGGGCGCAAAGCAGCAAGTAACTACAAACAACAACAATCCCCAACTTTTCTAAAGTCAAAAAACGATAATCATTTATTTATTAAAAACGAAAAAGGGAACCTAATTATTCAGTAAAATCAATAACTTATGATGACGAATAATATTATGTGATTAGATATATTATCTAATTAAACTCGATTTCGATTTGGTTATTATTTATCGGCTAAAACGTTTTTTAAAAAATATAAACTTCGAACGCAGATTTTAAGGCTTTATGGACAACGACATTCGAAAGGTTTTAGATATGCTAAACTCTACGTTTTTAAAAAAGATCGCGCTCGAAATCGTAAATAAATATTATAACGAATTTATGCTAATCGATCTAAATAATATCGACGAAATTTTCGACGACTTAGACTCGATCGATAACAGAATTTTAAGCGATATATTTTCGTACGATATCGAAATAGAAGACGGCGTCGTATATTTTATGAAAGAAATCGTCAGAAAATTACACGTTTTAGTTTAAGAGGCTTCGGCCTCTTTTTTTTTATCTTCGAACGCAAATTTTTACGCTTTCTGAAATCATTTTAATTTCGTTTCGATTTAATTTTCGAACGCAAATTTTAATGCTTTATGGACAACAAAATATGGAGCGAATTATGCCAAAATTTATCGAAGTTCGTAATGACGTTTTTGCTACTGGTTCAGTTGCTTGTGACTTCAAAGAAACTCGTGAATTTTATCGTGCGAATATTGACGATATGATAAAGGCGTTCGACGAATGCAAAAAGATTTTCAAAATCGACAATGTGAAATTGTTTGTGAGAAATCTTCGTAAAGCTCAAGGTCATTATAATAATGCCAAAAAAGAAATTGCAGTCGACGTTCGTGTTTACGATCTAAAATCAATCGTTTCAACGATCATTCACGAAATGACACATGCACAACAGTATGCGACAAAGAAAATGTCTCAAAAAGGTGCGAAAGTCGTTTTCGAAAAAGTCGAATATAATCGCGTAAATCCATCGAAGAATTTCGAAGATTACCAAAATCAACCATGGGAAATCGAAGCTCGCGAAATGGAAGCGAAATATATCGATCGTGTGATGAAAGCGATTGCAAAATGAAAACATGAGAGAGATGACGAAAGTTGTCTCTCTCTTTTTTTTTCAACGAAAACGAATAAAAAACGCAGTCGTCAATTTATAAATCAATTTAATTTTGAGACGCAAATTTTGACTCTTTATGGACAACTATGGAGAGTCAAATGAAATACGTTTTATACACGTTTGATATTCTATTTGCAGCGATGCTGTTTATCGGTCTTCCAGTCGTTATGGCTATTTTGTTTTAGGAGAACGATATGTTTGAAGAAAAACTGTACGAACTCGTTACCGATTTATTTTGGGAATACGATCGCATGACATCGAGTGGTCAACAAACATTAGACAAGCTCGCTGATTTACTAG